AACAGGAATGGACATCTTCAGGATCTTATAGTTGGACTTGTCCTGATGGTGTAACATCTGTTTGTGCGGTGTGTGTTGGTGCTGGTGGTGATGGTGGAAGTAATAAACATGGAGATGGTGGAGGTGGATTGGGATGGAAGAATGATATACCAGTGACACCAGGTCAATCTTATACTGTAGTTGTTGGTAATAAAAATTCAGGTCGTGGAGATTCATATTTTCTAGACTACAACACTGTTAGAGGTGGTGGCGGTGGTGTTGGTGATAGTAGTCCTGGTGGTTGGCCAGGAACTGGTGCAACTTTTGTAGGAGACGGTGGTGGTAATGGTGGTAATGGTGGATCACAGAATCAAAGTACTGGTGGTTCTGGTGGAGGCGGTGGAGCTGGTGGATACTCAGGTAATGGTGGAAATGGTGGAACGGGAACAAGTTTTGGGGCAAGTGGTGCTAATCCAGGTAATGGTGGTGCTGGTGGTGGAGGTGCTGGTGCTTCTTGGGAAGGTGGTGCTGGTGGTGGTGTAGGACTTCTAGGAGAAGGTACTAATGGTGATGGTGCTAGTACATATGATGGACAAGGTTCTCAAGCTTATGGACACTGTGGAAAAGGTGGATCTGGAGGTGCTCCACAAACTTTTGCAGCATTCCCTGGTTTAGGACCTGGTTCTGGTGGAGGTGGTGGCAATGGTATTGCTGGAGCTAATGGTGCTGTAAGACTTATATGGGGAACTGGAAGAGCATTTCCAGCAACAAACACAACAGATCAATTTGATACAGCTACCATAGGACATGGTGGTGGAGGATCTGGTGGTGCTTCATTTGGTACTGGTGTTGGAATATCTAGTATTATGGGAGGAGGTCTTCATGGTGGTGGATCTGGTGGTGCTAGTAATCAAACTGCTAATGGAGGAGTATCTGATGGAGTATCTGGATCTGATGGTGGTGTAAGAATTATATGGGGATATAATAGATCATATCCACAGAACAATACTGTTACTGGTGAAAATGGTGAACCAACACAAGGTGCTGAAGAATTTACAACAGCAGGAACATTTAGTTGGACTGCTCCTGATAATGTAACATCTGTTTGTGTTGTTGCTATTGGTGGTGGCGGTGGTGGAGCAGGTGCTTATGATGGTACTAATGATAATGAGCGTGGTTCTGGTGGAGGCGGTGGACTTGGATATAAGAATAATATTTCTGTAACACCAGGACAATCTTATACTGTAGTTGTTGGAGATGGTGGAACTGGTGGGCAACAGGGGACAAGTAGTGCTCAACTTTCTAAAGGTGGTGATGGTGGAGATTCATATTTTATAGATGCAACTACTGTTAAAGGTGGTGCTGGTCGTGGTGGAGCAGGTGGTCTTCAAAGTGCTGGTGGAGATTTTGTAGGAGATAATGATGGTGTAGGTAACTCATCAAATTATAATGGACGTAATGGTGGATATGGTTCTTTAACTGTTGGTTCTGGTGGTGCTGGTGCTGCTGGATATGGTGGGTGTGGTGCTGGAGATGGTAGAGGTGTAACAGGTCCTAGTGGTGGTGCATCTGGTCGAGGAAATGGTAGTAGTAGTGTTACTGTTGATGGCACTTCATATACATACGCATCAAGTGGTGGAGGTGGGACTGGAATATATGGAGAAGGAGCTACTGGATCTAATGGAACAAATGTAGTTCCACCTGGAAGAGGTGGTGTAGGTGGATCAGGTGGTGAGAATGGTAAAGAACCAGACAACGGACCTTATCCTGGTTGGCCACCAGGTTTACCACATGAACTACACGGTAGTGATGGTGGAAAATATGGTGGAGGTGGAGGATCTGGAACTATGGTTCCTTCTCCAATGAATCTTGCTACTGCTGGTGGTTCTGGTGCAGTTGGAGCAGTAAGAATTATATGGGGTCCAGGAAGAGCTTTCCCTAACTATAACGCTGGAGATATATAAGACATGGCAATACAACAAGCATTTATGGTACTCGGAGTAGTACCACCTGGATACGAAACATATACTAATGTAGGATCATATTCTTTTATTGTTCCTCCTGGATTTACTGAGGTTTCTATAGTCTCAGTTGGTGGAGGTGCTGGTGGAGGTCCATATGGATGTGCTGGTGGTGGATTGGTTTGGTCTGATAATGTCTCTGTAACTCCTGGTGAGGTTTTAGATATAAATGTTGGTGCTGGTGGAACAGGAGCAATTAATTCACCACCAACACTTCCTGTTGAAGGACAAACAAGTTATGTTAAGAGACGAAGTAATGGTGAATACCTTGTAAAATCTTATGGTGGTGGTTCAATGAGCCAAAGTAATTTAGGTGGAGGTGGAGAATTTTTCTCTGGTAATGGAAGAGTTTTAGATGGTGGTGATGGTGAATATACTCTAGCTGGACAATCTACAGTTCCTCCACAACACAATTCAACGGGATCAGCATTTAAATCTGCAACTTGGGCTGGTTCATCTACTCCTTCTGGTAGAGGTGGTGGTGGAACCGCATTAATATCAGGAACAACTGGTGCTGATGGTGGATTTTATACTGGTAATACTGGTGCTGATGGTGGTAAATATGGTGGAGGTGGTGCTGAAGGACCTGCAGGTGTTGGTAATTTTGGTGGTGTTGGTGGAGATGGTGGAGTTAGTATTGCTTGGGGTGCTCCATATTTAATAGGAGATGGTTTTCCTAGAATAGAGGGTAATTATAGTACTTACTTTAGAGGTAATCTATATGATGATTATTTTGATTACACTCCAGGAACTTCTGGTGTTTTTCAACTTGGATCAGGAAACTTTACTATAGAATTTTGGCACAGGACTGGTGTTGTTGATCCAAATGGCAATACGTCAAGTAGTAATACTGGTAGGCAAAGATCATTTGCTGTTTTTATTGAAGGTTATAAAGCAAGTCCTTTAGTTTCTCAAACGTGGGCAATCCAAGCAGATTCAAATGGACAAAAGATGATATGGATTGAGGGTGGTAATCTTGCATTTGAAACTACTACAGATACTATGACTAATGCTGCTTTGAATCAAACTGTTAAATGGAGACACTATGCTTTCGTTAGGAATGGTAATAACTTAGATTTTTATCTTGATGGTGTGAAAGATACTAGTATCAATAGTGGTAATGGTTATACTACATCATTGAATGATACTCAAACTGACTCTATAAGGATTGGAAATTGGACTGCTAATACAGATTATAATATTCATGGATGGATGTCTAATGTTCGTGTAACGAAAGGTGTTGCTGTTTATACTTCAAACTTTGATGTTTGGGATAATTGGAATAACCCTAATCAAGTTGCTTTGTTACCACCTTTAACTGAGATAACTGGAACATCATTACTTGATTTTAATAGTACATCTCTTAACACTGCCTACTGGGGTCCTGGTAACTCAACAGGTACAGTGTCGCAAAATGGAGGACCTACCTCTTCAACTAATAGCCCTTATAGTTAATGTGATAAATAAGTAAAAATAGTCATATAGATGGCAAGAAACAGAGAATTTTCTCAACTTGGATCCTTTGTAGTTGTTGATGACAACAACGGTAATATTGCTATTACCAGTACATCAACACCTTACGTTGGTATTGGGACCACAAATCCGATTCATAAACTTGACGTAGCTGGAATCGCTACATTTAGAGAAGATGTTTATGTTGGTGGTGGATTAACTGTTGCACAAGATATTGATTTTCTTGGCGGTCTATTTCAGAATGGTGTCCAATTTAATCCTAGTGCTGGAGTTGGTATTGGATCAACAACTTCTGTAGCAGCAGGACAAGCAGCTGGTGGTGCTATAATCAATCCAAGAATTGGTGTAGGATTTACTGATTTAAGTTTTGTTGGTGAAGGTCTTAGTGTTACTGGATATGGTAGTACTATTGTTATTGATTTTACAGACCTTGTTTCTAAATCAGAAGCTACAGTACCAGGTCTTACACTTATAAACACTAGTACTAATTTAAGTGCTAATGTAAGTTATTCTGCTGATACAACAGCAGCAGTTTTTACAGCAACTCTTCCTGCAAGTAAGCAGGCTGGCGATTTTGTTGAACTCCATGATACCGAATCTAATTGGGACATAAATAATCTTATGGTTGCAACTCAAAATAATGAGCAGTTTAAAAATTATGAAGGCGTGATTGATTCTCCTTTAGCATGTGATGTCGCTGGTGCTGCTGTAAAATTAGTTTGGACTAATACTTACTGGAGGGTATTTGCATGACAATGTTTTTAAGTGAGAGTATAGACTCTTCCAATGGTGGAGGAGGTCTTTTAGTATCACAACAAAATAGTTTTTATGTTCATGCTCTGAGAAGAGATGCTGATGGTATGTTGCAATATACCAAAGTTAAGAGTACTGAAGCTGGAGTACAGGATTTTCATCGTTTAGATGGAACTGCTTACCCAGATTTTTTAGATGGTGGTGATTATGTTGAAGAAACCACTGAGGTAAAGACACATTTAAATCACCCACAAGATAAATACCAACAGTTCCGATTTGATTTTAGACGCACGTCTTATTATATCGATAGTGATGGATACTTAGTAGCAAAATTTGGTGATTATGATTATTCCGCAGGACCATAATAGGAGTTTAACAAACAATGGCTGAATTTAGACTTGGGAGGCTAAAATTTTCTTGGAAAGGCAACTGGGCTACCAGTACTGCTTATGTAATTGATGATATTGTAAAATATGGTGCGAATACTTATGTTTGTACAACGAATCACACCTCTAGTGCAAATGAGAATTTATTTTACGCTACAGACGATGGTAATTGGTCCTTACATACTGAAAGTATAGCAAGTAAAGGTGAATGGGTTGCTGATGCTTGGTATAAAATTAATGATATAGTTAAGTATGGTAACAGTCAGTATAGAGTAAAGGCAGGTTTTAGTACAAGTACTCTTGATACTACTGATACGAATAAATTAGAAGAATATATTTCATCATTTAATTATGAAGATAGTTGGGATGCGGCAACAGCATATCAAGTTGGTGACGTTGTAGCATACGGTGGTTATACTTATGTTGCTACTAGTGACCATACAAATAAACCACCAGCATATAATCTAGCTGCTGATTGGGACATTCTAACAACAGGATTTAATGTTGTAGGTACTTGGGGTTCTGGTAATGATTATACTCAAGGTAATGTTGTAATCTATGGTGGATTTACATACGTTGCGATTTCAACTAGTACTAATGTTCCTCCAAGTTCTAGTACTGCTAAGTGGAGCTTAGTATCTAAAGGTTTTGAGTGGAAAGGTAACTGGGATGCTAACGTTACCTATCTACCAGGTGAAGTTGTTAAACGATTAAGTAATAGTTATGTTGGTATTGTTACTACTGCCACCAACTTAAATCAAGATCCTTCAACTGATGGGCAGGGTAACTATTGGAATGTTTTGATTGAAGGTGCTGACACCAATGTGATGACAACATCTGGTGACATGGTTTACTATACTACTGGTGCTACTAGACTACCAACTGGAACAGATGGTAAAGTATTAACAGTAAACAGTAGTGGATTACCTAATTGGGAAACCAGTAATGTTACACATCCAGTTTATTATGTAACTGAGGAAGGATCTGATAGTAATGATGGTTCAAATATTAGTAGATCATTTGCTAGTCTTAAACATGCTTGTGGTATTGCTACTGGACCAGCAACAATCTATGTAAAGGCTGGTACATATGAAGAGTCATTACCTATTGTAGTTCCAACTGAAGTATCAATTGTTGGTGATAACCTAAGAACATCTAGAATTAAACCTCAAGCTGGTGATGCACACTATCAAGTAGTTACTTTAGCAAGTGTACCACAACCAACATTCACAGTAACTAGTGCTAACTATAATACTGCTAGTGGTAATTTATTATTAACTATAGGTACTCATACACTTAATGTTAATGATAAAGTTAAAATTGCTGAAGAATCAATAGTATTCAGTTGTAATTTCAATGGTGCTAGTGGTTCTGCTGCTCAGAAATCGTATCCAAGAGCAACTGGAGCAAACACTCCTAGTGGTGCTGACTATGCTTATGATAAAGCTCTTACTGTTACAGCAATAACATCTAACACCATTACCGTAAACGTTAATAAGAATCCTGGAGAAGCAATTAGTATTAGTAATACCCACCAATTTGTTTCTGCTGCTGGTGGTGGACTCTCTAAGACAGCACCTTATATTTCTTATGGTACTACAATTTCTAATGGTGCTGGCACAAAGACTGCTAGTATTTTAGAAGCAAGTTATGATGAGAAGACTGTTCATATAAGACCAATGACTGGTGGATTATGGACAACATCAGATACATGGGAGAACCTTGGTAATGATATTACTATAACAAATGTAGAACAGAGATCAAATGCTGAATCTGTAATGTTCTTCATGAGTGACAAAACTATGTTGAAAGACCTTCTAATGGAAGGTATGACTGGTTTTGTTAAAGCAGGACAGGTACTACAAAATACAGGTCAAATCGCAGATACTATTGTAACTGGTACTGAGTTCTTCCCCGATTTAGTTGGAACTACTGTAACTGGTACTGGTGTTGCTGAAGGAACTAAAGTTATTAACTTTATTAGTGCTACACAATTAGAAGTTGATAAGACTCAAACAGTTTCTTCTACTCAATTAACATACACCGCATCTCCAGAAGATCTTAATAACGCAACAATTAAAGGTGTCTTTGTTCAGATGAACCCTGAGACTCCGATTACTAAATCTCCATATATCTCTAACTGTTCTTGTCAATCAGTTGGTGGTGTTGGAGCAATTGTAGATGGTCTTGTTCATAGACAATTTTCTGATGATGGTGAGACTCCATCTAACAAATCAATTGTTATGGACTCCTTCACACAGATACATGATGATGGTGTAGGATTCTGGATTACTAATAACGCTGCTGCTGAATTAGTTTCATCCTTCACTTATTATTGTCACGTATCTTATTGTGCTACTCGTGGTGGTAGGATAAGATCTCTTGCTGGAAACAGTTCTTGGGGTAACTATGCGATTGTAAGTTCTGGATTTAACCAACAAGAGAAGCATAGAGCAGGTCAAATTGAAGGATTGATGTTGGAGTATGAAAAAGACTCTAAAGTAATAGGTGGTGATGGTACTGCTGTGAATGATCTCGCTGTTGGTGAGAGAATTAGAGGTAATACTTCAGAAGCAATAGGATATATTAACTCTATTCAGGGTGGTGATAAAACTCTTATCTACTATTCTTTGATTACTGCTGGACCTGCTGGTGTTGGTACTGGATTTGTTCAGAATGAAACTATAACAGGTTTGACAAATGGTACAACTGCTACTCTACATGCTAATGGACAGACTGCTAACAGAGGTCAATCAGGATTTACGATTGTTGCTTCTGGATTAAGTACTTCACCAACTCTTACTGCTAATGGTAGTATAGAATTTGTTACTGGATCTGGTAACGGTGGGTTTAATAATTCTACAATTACTGGTGCTGATCCGTTTACATTCGTGATTGATGGTGTAAGTCAGACTGGTGCTGATGGACGTGGTTCATTAACTGTTGATAGAGCACAGTGGTCAACATCTGGTGCTGCTCATACTGGAGGAACTAAAGCTTTAGTTCATTATCCTGTAGGTTCTGGTAGTGCTACATTCTTGACTCCTGCGGCTTCTGGTGATACTACTATTAACGTTAATACAATTTCTGGATTTAACCCTGGAGAGTATGTATTGAGTCCAACCAAAGAGTTGATGAAGATTGTAAGTCTTAACTCAGCAACTCAGATGACTGTAACAAGAGCACAAGATGGTGCTGCTGCTGCTTCAGCATATAATATTGGAGAACAATTAGTTTCTATTGGTACTACTAGTTTGTTGACTAACAGTGTTGAGATTTGGAAGGATTGTACTTCTACTGATACTGATATCAGAGTTGTAACTCCTACTCCATTCACCGAGAATGATTTCTATAAGATTGATAATGAGTTTGTTAAAGTAGTTGGAATATCAACAGATGCTACTGGTATTACTGTGTTAACTCTTGTTGAAGAGAAAGCTGCTAAATGTTTTGATGAACAGAATATTAAGATTCGTTATCTCTATAGTCAAGCAAGACTAACAGGACATGACTTCTTACAAGTTGGTACTGGTGGAACAGTTACAACTAACTGGCCTGACGTACCTACGGTAGACCCAATTCAGTCACAAGAAATTACTGAAGGGTTCCCTGGACGTGTATTCTATGTTTCAACTGACCAAGATGGTAACTTCCGTGTTGGTAAGTACTTCCGTGTTAACCAGGCAACTGGTTCCGCAACATTGAATGCTAGTGCGTTCGATCTATCTGGTCTAACTTCACTACAATTGGGTTCAATTGGTGCTCAGTTAGGTGCTCAAATTAATGAGTTCTCAACTGATGGCACAATGTCACAGAACAGTCCTAATAAGTGTCCTACACAATCAGCAGTTAGAACTTATGTTGGTATACAGACTGTTGGTACATTACAGGACGCAGTGAGTCGTGCTGATGCTGGAATTAAAACATCATTTGAATCAGTTGCAGCACCTACATTCTTTACTGCGAACAGTTAATGATATCTTCTTTATAAATACAAGAAAAGGAACAACTTTTAAAAATGGCATCTGGAATATTGGGGCAAGCTGCTCCTTCTGCTAGTACTGATACTACTGTTTACACAGTTCCTGCGTCAACTCTTGCTGTTGTTAATATAAACGTTCTTAATCGTTCAGGTGCTAACCCTGTTGATGTAAGAATTGCTCTAGCAACAGGTGGTACTCCATCAAATAGTGAGTACATTGAGTATGATGTTACGGTTCCTGCTAAAGGGGTTGTGGAAAGAACTGGTGTAGCATTAAATGATGGTAAGAAGGTTGTAGTGTATTGCTCAACTGGAGACACTAGTGTTAGTGTCTATGGTATAGAACAAGCTGCATAGAGGAATAACATGGGTAGGTACATTGGTTTAATTATCAACAAGGGAAAAGGTGGTGGAGGACTAGGTCCTACCGAACCTTTTACACGATCATCTGGTATTACTACAGATAGTAATAATAATGTTACAGCAGTAACATTAGGTGATGTAGCATATTCTGATATAAAGTATGATGCTAATGCGTCTACGGTTGGTTTAATTACTGGATTCACTGAAAATATTGGAGGTGTATCTAAAAAGTGGAGGCTTACATATGAAGCTGGCACTAATTTAGTAACTGTTGTTGAGGAGGATCCAAACTAATGGCAATTGATGTTTTAACCTATAATGCTTTACAGGAAGTAAATCAAGAACTTAAAAGAGAACTTGGTGATTTAACTGATCAAATCACTGAAGCTAGTGGTGGTGGAGGTGGTGCTGCTACTGCTGGACCTCCAATTGCTCTTCAATGTGAATCATTAAGAAAGATTGGTGAAGCTGCATACATGCTTAATGCCAATCAGTGGTGTATGATACCTACCACTATGGGTGCTTGTCCTGTATGTCCAAATGCTGGTACAGCATTTACTAATGGATTTAAAGTTTGTGATACTACAGGATATTTCCGTTGTGGTGCTAACTGTACTTGGACTGTTCCTTCAGGAACAACTTGTGCTAGATTCCAGATATGGGGTGCTGGTGGTGGATCACCTGAGTCTAGATGTTGTGGATTTACTCCTCCAGCTTCTAGTGGTGCTTATGCTTCTGTTATTATTCCAGTTTCTGCTGGTAATAACTACACACTTTGTGCTGGTTGTGCTTATTGTTGCTATGCTTATGGAGATGGATATAACCAATCAAGAGGAGATACATCTTATGTTCAGGGAAGTAACCTAAGTAACTTCTGTGCTCTAGGTGGATGGTCTGGATGTATGTTTATAGAACAGCAAGATAGAGCAGACCAAATGGGAACCTCTAGACAGATATGGTGTTATTGTAGATATCTTGGTGGATGTATTTGTAGAAGTGGTTCTTGGGTTTGTGCTGAGTATGACACACCAGGACAAGGATATCCAGAAGGTAGATGCTCTGGTGCTATGCCTCCTTGGGTTTCTCGTTGTGTATGTTTCTATGGAACTTCTACTGGTGGTAGTGGGGTCTATGGACACCGAGGAATGTGGTCATTCATAGCTCAAGACAACTTCATGCCTATTAATAGTTGGGTTTCTACAGTATATGGTTATCCAGATAAGTGCTGTGGTAGAGGTGGATGTTGGGTATGTAACTGCTGTGGTGGATTCTGCCAGAGTGCTTGGACTGCTGGTGTTAGGCAAATGCCTGGTGCTGCTGGATTCGGATCATCTTCATGTGGTGGTGGATGTACCTGTGGTGATGCAGGTAGAATGGGCATGGTTTGTGTTTCTTATAATTAATTTGTACACCTTATAAATAAGTAAAAGTAGACTGATACAATGGCAAAAATTACTCAATCATTTACTTACGCTCTGCCAGAGGAAAATTATGTCGCTGGTATTTCGACTACTAAAACTGGAACCTATACTTACATAGGACCAGATGAGTTTGATGTGGAGATAGATGGTGATGGATATATTATTAACTTTGATCAAGCAGAATATCCTTCTGATGATAGAAAGAAAACTGTTAAGGCTACCGAATCTTCTCAATTACCTATAGCATATCTTGCTAGAAATCATTGGGATGAAGAGGGGTTTGTTTGGACAGAAAATTTTGTTAATGAAACTATGGAGAATGGTGATGTCTACAATAGGTTAGATAATCCAGATCTAGATGATGTATATCATAAACCAAGATGGGATTCTTCTAAGGGTGAGTGGGTTGTAGAACAGATATTGAAAGAGCAACGAAATGATGCACAGTGGGAAGCGAAGAGAAGAAAGTCTTATGTAGAGACTTATTATTCACAATATGATTTTGGAACCGATGTTAATGCTAAGATAGATGCTTATCTTGTAGGAATTACATCCTTTATAGCTGCTAATCCACCATATAAGACTTGGAAGTATACTACTCAACCTACTCCACCTGATATTCCTAAGATAGATGCTGATATTATGAAGGCATTCAGTGGATTACCATTACCACATAGTTTTGCTTTAGGTGGTGGACCTACTTTAACATTTCCTGGCGAAACTGCGGAGGGTTAAGCACACATGGATGTATTAGTTTATAGTGCTCTCAATGAGCAATCATCTCTTAAGAAGCAGATTGCTGCCAAGCAAAAAGAATTATTTGATCTTAAACAAAACGCTGGCGGTGCTGGTGGTAGTGGATATCAATTAGGTCCAGATGCCGCATGGACTGCTGCTTGTGAGTGGTTATGTATGGATGGTTCTGGGTGTAACCTAGAGAGATATATGGTTTGTTGTCCACATGATACAACAAAATGGAGTAAAATATATGCTGGTGAAGGTTGGACGGCAGGATTTAAAGTCTGTGATACTACTCAAAATGGTGGATGTGGTAAAGGATGTACTTGGACAGTTCCAAGTGGTATAACAAAAGCAAGATTCCAACTTTGGGGTGCTGGTGGTGGAGCAAATCACCCATCTAAATGTTGTGGGTGGACACACTTTGGATCTACTGGTGCTTATCTTTCAGTTATTATTCCAGTAACTACTGGACATCAATACACACTTTGTGCTGGTTGTGCTTATTGTTGTTGGGGACAAGCTGGATCTGGTGCTAATAGAGTACCAGGATGCCCATCATATGTTCAGGGATGTAATTTATGTTATCTCTGTGCTCAGGGTGGTGATGGATCTATGGGCGAGTATTTTGGAACTAGATTAGGTGGAGAGAATCCTTGCTATCAACCATGTTATAATGGTAGTTATAGGGAGGTTCGTACTTGTTATTATGGTGCATCTATGTGTAGAAATAGTGGTGGTGATAGTGGAAACTTTGACGCTCATCCTGGATCAATCTATGCTGGTACTGTAAACATATCAAGTGATATTGCTGACCTTAATGGTGATGGAGAATGTACTTACAGTAAATTATCTCCAGAGAACTTAATTTATGGTATTCGTGGAATATGGGGTGGTTGGTGTAACCATACAAATAATTATGGTTGTAATTGTCATCCTCCAGTGGTTGGATTTCAAGATACCACACAATGTGTACAAGGATGGTCATCAAATACCTGTTGTGGTGGTGGATGGAGACATTCTAGTGGATATCTTCAGGCTCCTGGTGCTGGTGGATGGATGTCAACTTCTCATGGTGGTTGCCAGAGTCATTGTGGAGACATGGGTAGATTTGGAATGGTTTGCGTATCTTATAAGTAAACCAAAATCAACTTTTTATTTCAAAAATGGTGGAAAAAAATCTCCACCATTTTTTTTGTCTGTAGGGTCGATAGGTAGTAATAGCATTACATAACATTCTTTTCTTTGTTGACTATATAATAAAACAATGCTACAATATTAAACATTGAGGTTTGAGTTGAATGAAAAAAGCTTTCTTTATTAATGGTGGTAGTGGACGTGTACTTTGTTCCATGCCAGCGTTAGAAAAATATGCTGAGAAGGATGACGATTTTATAATCGTTGCTGAGTCTTGGGGAGAATTATATTTTTTAAATGAGAAACTAAGAGATAAGGTATATCAAATGGTTCATAAAGGACTATTTGAAACTATGTTAACTGATCGAAAGATAATATCACCAGAACCTTATAGAGTTAATCAATATTTTAATCAAGAGTGTAATCTCATTCAAGCATTTGATATTGAAATTAATGAAGTTGATGAGGTTAGAGATGTTGGTCCTATTAAATTATCTCTTAGTAAAGAAGAACAGATAACTGGACATAATATAGTAGCAGAAGTTAAGCAAACTTTAGGTAAAGATAAAACAGTAGTTTTCCAACCATTTGGTCAGGGAAGTAAGAAGGAAGGACAATTTATTTTTGATCCTACTGGTAGAAGTTTTGAAGTTTCAAATGTTATTCAAGTAATAGAAGAGTTAAGAAAAAATTATTCTGTTATTTTAATGACTGAGATAGAAATTCCAGGATGGGAAGGACTTGGTGTTGCTTGTCCTACTGGAATGGATCTTAATAAATGGGCAGGAGTAATTAATGCTGCTGATTATTTTGTAGGTTGTGATAGTGTAGGACAACATTTTGCCCATGCTATGGGTAAACCTGCTACTGTTGTAGTAGGATCAACTTATCCTGAAAATATTTCATATCCAAAGAATAAAAAGTTTACTATTATTGATAATGCTAAAGATAAGAGAAGGTATAGTCCCATAAGATTAACTTTTGATATATTTACTGAAAGAAATAATGAAGCTTTAATGTGTCTTGGGAGTGATGTTGTTAAGAAGATTGCAAAATCTATAAAAGATAAGATAGGTGTTAGTACTACAAATAATAAGACAATGGGATTAACTTCTCCACCATCTAATTCTGGATTTAAACCTACTCCAAAATCTAAAGAACCAGTAAAGTTTAACCCATCTGTTGGTGTTAATAAAGCTACATTAGAAAAACCTAAGGATACTTTATCTTTAAAACCATCTAAGTCTAGTGTAGTACCTATAAAATCACTATCTTCTGGTGGTAAGGGTGTTAAATATAATGGATTTCAAGCACCAATAAAACCATCAACTAAAAAGAAACCAATAGATCAGTTATTGGAACTTGAAACTAAATCTAAATCATAAATCTCATGAGTGTTATTCTTGCTTGTTCTCGTGGTCACAATTCTAGTACCACATTATTAATTGATGGTAAGGTTATATTTTATCTAGAAGAGGAAAGGTTATCTAGATTTAAAAGGGATGGAACGCCATTATTGGGTTTATTAAAAGCCTTTGAATATGTTAATCATATAGATCATTTAGTAGTAACTCATACACATAGGCATGGACCTAAGTGTGATTGGACTGGTGAGGATCTATATCAAGGTTGGATAAGGAAACTTTCTAAGCAGACTAAGATGCATGTTGGTCCTAAAGTTACCTTTATTGATACTATACATCATCAAATGCATGCTAGTTGTGGATTTTTAAATTCTGGATTTGAGAGTGCTGCTTGTATAAGTGTTGATGGTGCTGGAAGTTTTCTTGGATGTGAGATAACTGAGGATACTTGTTTTGAATTTGAAACTATTTTTAAAGCATCGTATGATCCAGAATTAAAATTTGATGTAGTCTATAAACATCTTGGTACGATGGATGCTATAGGTGTTCAAAACGTAGGTGAAAATAAAGAATTATTCCTTACAGAATACCCAGGTCTTACAAAAGCATACGAAGCAATAACTGAGTATTGTGGGTTCGATGCTATTGATGCTGGAAAAACTATGGGATTATCTCCATATGGTAAAGAGAATCCTAATCTTCCAGATTTGTTTAGGGGTGATTGGGTTAATAGAGAAGTATTCGTTCCAAACTATCCTAATAATTCCCATCTTAATACAGGAAGATATCCTATTCTTAGTGATGATTGTGAAAAAATTCTTCAAATACAGGAGAAGAATAAAACAAAACCACCAGTTGAAAGAGAGGAATATGGATTGTCTTCTCCCTATAATGATGATGAAAAATCTAGATTTTTTAGAGGTGGGTGTTCTGAGTATACAGAAGTACAGAAAGATTTAGCATATAAGATTCAGAAAGATACTGAAAATGCTATGATAAACTTGATCCAAAAGGCACATGATTTAACAGGAGAAAAGAACATAGTTATTTCTGGTGGATATGGTCTTAACTGTGTTGCTAATTATCAATATTGGAAACATTTTCCTGATCTTAATATCTATTGTGAACCTATCTCTCATGATGGTGGAACATCTATTGGTGCTGCTAAATTTGTATGGGCTACTGATGAGAAATTGACTAGTCCACCACCAAAAGTAACTTCAATATATTATGGACCACAATATGATCCAGATACTTATTTAACTTTTTATGATCATTTAGATGTAACTGATACTTCATATGATGATATTGCTCAATTAATTCGTGATGGTAATATTGTAACTATCTTCCAAGGAAGATCTGAGGGTGGTCCTAGAGCACTTGGTAATCGTTCTATATTATTTGATCCTACTATTAAGAATGGTAAGGATCTTGTTAATGAGGTTAAACATAGGGAGTTCTTTAGACCCTTTGCTTGTTCTATTAAGAAAGAGAATGTACATGAATGGTTTGATCTTCAGGGTAGAGATGAGACTCCTCATATGATGTATGCTGTTGAGTGTCAACCAGGTGTTGAGAAAAAGATCCCATCAGTTATTCATATCGATGGTACATGTAGGATTCAGACTCTTACTAAAGATGAGAATGAACATTACTACAATCTTATAGATGCTTTTGAAAAGTTAAGTGGTGTTCCAATATTGTTTAATACTTCTTTTAATCTTGGTGGAGAACCATTAGTAGAATCTATTCATGATGCTATTAAGACTTTAGAGAGTAGTCAGATTGAATATATGTATCTTCCTGAACTACAGAAGTTAGTAAAGATTCCTAATGGAGAATGATATTGTTTGGTGTAATGGCACATTCGATATTCTTCATCCAGGTCATATAGAACTATTCAAGGTTGCTAGATCTCTAGGGAACAAAGTAATAGTTGCTACTGATACGGATGAGAAGATTCGTATTGATAAAGGTGATCATCGCCCTATAAACAATCTTAGTTTTAGGGTTGCTATGCTTGAGGCAATTAAGTATATTGATGTTGTTCATACCTTTGGTAGTAGAAAGGAGTTAGAGGATCTGATTGAACTATATCAACCCGATATATTATTACTAGGTGATGATTGGAGGGATGGTGATGTAGTTGGTTGGGAAAATGCTGGTGAGGTAAGACATCTTCCTAGAGTAGGTGGATATGCCAGCAGTAATATCATCAAAAAGATTAATGAAAGTACTGTTACTGGGTGATAGTTGTGAGGACGAGTACATCTATGGTAGGTGTACTAGGTTAAGTCCAGAAGCTCCTGTACCTGTTTTAGACTATGCTAAGATACAAACTAAACCTGGTATGGCAGCCAATGTTTGTTTGAATCTTCAGTCATTTAATATGGATATTACATTCTTAACTAATCCTGAGAAGATAGTAAAGACTAGATTCATTGATGAGAAATCAAATCAACACATTCTTAGAGTTGATAATGAGGAGAGTGTAAAACCTTTATTAGTACCAGTATCTACGAATAGTTTTGATGCTATTGTTATATCAGATTATAATAAAGGGTATCTATCTACAGAAAAGATATTTGATATTGTAGAGAGTGCATCCTGTCCTGTGTTTATTGATAGTAAGAAGTCTATACTTCCTAACAAACCAAATTGCTTTATCAAGATAAATGATGTAGAATATGAGAAGTTAGATGACTATAGAATAGATAATCTAATAGTAACAAAGGGATCTCAAGGATGTATTTACAATAATACATTGTATCCAGCAGAGAAAGTCAATGTTTATGATGTTGTTGGTGCTGGAGATACCTTTCTTGCTGGTTTAGTGTATGGTTATCTAACGTATAATGATATAGAACAAGCATTAATGTTGGGTAATAGAGCAGCAGCAATTGCTGTCCAGCAATTAGGAACTTACGTTTTACAACAGGAGGACATTCATGAGATACTGTATAGACATTGATGGTACTATTTGTACACCAACTGTTGGTAGGGATTACCATAAAGCAGAACCGTGGAAAGATAGAATCGAGGTACTAAATAAACTTTATGATGAAGGTCATTATATAATTTATTTTACTGCTAGAGCGATGGGTAGATTTTCTGAGGAACCTCATTCTATTGCTTCAGTAAAGGCAGAAGGAGTTCTATTTGATCTTACAAGAGATCAATTAGATGAGTGGGGAGTTAAATATCACGAATTAATTATGGGCAAACCACATGCAGATTATTTTATAGATGATAAGGGTTGGCAGTGTGATTCATTTTTTGAGAGTCGTGGTATATAATGGGTTATTTTTTTCAAGATCTTAATAATGTACAGTTACCAGAACACCACCAGTGCTGGCAAGTTTATGTTCAACAACTAATTCCAGATGATATTATGGATGTGGTTGATGAGTATGTGATTGATAGAGAGATGGAAACTGCTGGTGTTGTTGGTGGAGCTTCTGCGGATGTTAGACGTACACAAATATGTTGGTTGCAAGATAGTGATTGTAAAGATGAACTTTTACCTGTTTATAATTATGTGTCAAAATTAGTTAGAAGTATTAATGATGATGTTTGGAATTTTAGTATTAAGGGATGGGAAGCTTTTCAATATGGTGTATATGATGAAGAGTATCTAGGTCATTATGATTGGCATATGGATATTTCAGCTAGACAAATAGAAGGATTGCAAAGAAAGGTTTCTTTTTCAATAGGACTAACTGATAAGGATTCTTATGAGGGTGGTGACTTAGACTTTATGCAGGGTAGTGACAGTGAGTATTCATTCAAACTTGGTAGAGGTGATATTGTAGTTTTCCCTTCATTCTTACTACATAGGGTAACACCAGTTACTAGTGGGTGTAGAAAGTCATTAGTTGGATGGGGATTAGGACCTAATTTTGTATGAATGATGAAGATATAAAATTTGTTCCCAAGGGTTGGGGTTATGAGAAGTGGATATGTAATACTTCTGAATATTGTGGCAAGCTTTTATTCTTTGCCAAAGGTATGAGATGTTCTTGGCATTATCACCTATTAAAAGATGAAACTTTTTATTTACAGTCGGGTAAGATACATCTCTTCTATGGTTTTGATAATGACATTTCATTATCTGATAGTATAGTTTTAGAACCAGGTGATAAATTTCATATTGAAAGGAAGATGAGACATCAGATGGTTGCTCTTGAAGACTCTGAATTATTTGAGTTCTCTACACAACACTTTGATTTAGATTCGCACAGAGTCTTTAGAGGAGATTAAGATACTGTGCTACGTTTATGAACTGATAGTCCCATACCTTCTGTGCGATAGTTAGATATTGATATTTTCCTTTTAGATGTTCTGGGAATGGAATGTATTCTATTTCTCCATTATATTTTGCTGCTATTAATTCAGCAACAAGTTTAAAACTAACTGGACTACTGGTTCCAAGATCATAGATCCCAGATGGTTTATCATTATTAAGAACGACTTCTACTATATCTCCAACCCAAATAAAATCTCTTAGGTACTTACCTGATCCTTCAAACAGTTTTAGTTTACCTGTTTCCTTTATCTGTTGTGTAAACTTATGTACAGGACTTGCTTGATCTCCTTTTTTATCTTCTCCTTCTCCATATACATTAAAGTATCTGAAACTCTGGATAGATGAGAACTTATCTAAGTTATCTTGTATGTAATAATCTATCTGTAGTTTAGTAATAGCATAATAATTTAACGGGGATATCTTATTAGGAGTAGTTGCGAACAAACTCTTTCTAGTATTACCATATACCGATGCAGATGAGGCAAACTTAACGTCTATTTGATGCTCTATTGCCTTCTCAAACAGTTCTATGGTGAACCAAACATTAGTTCTATGGAGTTTATCTATATCTCTTTCTGTCGTGTCTGAGATCGCTCCTTGGTGTAGTATAAGGGATACTTTATCCCAGTCCTTAAAGTATGCTATCCAATCCCAACAATCTTTTTCATCTACTGTAACTATTTCTTCATCAGAATGTTCTATCAGATACTTAAGAAAGTTCTGACCAATGAAACCTTTTGAACCTGTTAATATAATCATAGATAAATACTTAAAATTATTGTGTGTTTAAATGGCCTTTGGACTCTTAGGTACTATTATACCACCAACTAAACAAAATACTACTTGGTACACTGGAACTGCTGATAATTTGACAGTTGGTAAGATATCTGTAACCAGTAAAAATCCAGATAAAGCATTGATTCGTCTTGGATATTTAGATGGTGGTGAGATAAGATACTTTGAGTATAATAAACTTATTAGGTATCAAGAAACTTATGAAACTCAGGACATACATTTGGGTTCTGGTCAAAGTCTAGTAGTAAGATCTGATAAAACTGATATTAATTTTTTATATTATGGGCAAACAGTTAGTGATTATTTAAATCCTATAAAGTCTGGTGTTTTAAATAATATAATTTCAACTAATACAACACCAAAAACTATATTCGTTGCTCCTTCTGGGTCTAGAGTGAGTGCTACACTTTCAATGTGTAATCTAGGTTCTGATATTAGTAGAGTTAAGATTGGTATATCTGATGCTGGTCTAGGTGATTTTGATACTAAAGAATATATTGAATATAATATAACAATTAAACCAGGACAGACCTATACAAGAACTGATCTTAAATTACAAGAAGGACAAACTTTAGTAGGATCATCTGATAATGGATCTAGTATAAGTTTTCTTTGTCATGGTAGATTATATTATGCCATAACTGGATTGCCAGATAGTGATGATTTAATAGTTTTAGGTAAATCTAGATTCTCTGATAATGTTGGTATTGGTATAACTGCTGATCAGAATACGAGATTACATGTTGATGGAAGTAGTATAATAACTGGTGATGTTAGTATTACTGGTGGACAATTAGATGTTCGTAAGTCATTAACTGCAAGAGGTGATGAATCAAATTTATTTACGACTAAAGTTAGAATTAAGGATTCTAATATAGAGATAGGATTTCTTAATGCTGGTGCTTTTAGTGGTCAAGCAGTAGCTGGTAATAATACAATCACAAATGTAAGTGATACGTCTAGCGTTGCTCCAGGATTAATTATATCAATACCCAATCCCAATACTGTTACTATTCCTGCTGATACAAAGGTAACAAATGTTTACGGAACGACTGTAGAACTTGAGAATAATTTTACTGGAAGTGGAAGTGATTATGTAACTTTTGATACTGCTGGTGCTAGTAATTTTACAGCAGACGGTGGTGGATTAACTATTAAAGCTGGTGCTGATACAGATAAAACTATAAAGTGGCAAAATAGTAATAATAAATTTAATTTTAGTGAAGGTATAAATCTTATTGCTGGTAAAGAATTTACTGTTAATAATGTGGCTGTGTTAACTCATGATCAGGTGTTAGGGATGGGTATTACGATGCATTATCCAGCAGATTATAGTCCTGCTGGTGTCAGTACCGCACATATACCAACACAAAAGAGTACTGATGATTTAATACATGCTAGACAAAGAGACGTTAGCTTATCAGCATTTTTTGCTGCTGGTATAGATTTTTAAGTTATAATTGCTACCTAAATAATTTTTTAAAAACTATAAGAAATGAATTTTACGATTTATTCTAAGAGTGGTTGTCCATATTGTGAAAAAGTAAAACAAGTAATGTCGTTGACAAAACTAAGTCATGTGGTGTATAATTTAGAGGATGATTTTACAAGAGAGGATTTTTATGCTGAGTTCGGTCAGGGATCAACCTTTCCACAGGTAATTTGTGATGACACGGGACAAAGACATAAAATCGGAGGATGTACTGAAACAGTTCAATTTCTTAAGGAAAAGAAAATCGTCTAAGGTAAGTATAAATAAACCAGATTATGATATTAATCGTGGGTTTGAATTCATCTTAACAGGAGGTAAACAAAAAACCAAACCATTACATATTACCACACTTAAAATAGGAGGACGAGACATGTTAGCAATAAGTTTAGTATTTGGATCTTTTCTAACAGTATTGTTTCTTATAGTGGGAGCCATTGGTGGTTGGGTTGCTAGAGAATATATGATGAACTATCAGGAGGTTCCTAGAATACATCCTGAGATGTTTGATGGTAATGGAAACCTAGTTCCAGATGAAATTGTAGCATTCAGATTTGAAAATTATGACAACGACCAAGAAGAAGACAACGACGACTAGAAAGAAGTCAACAACAGCAACTAAGAAACCAGCAACACCACAAAAGGTTCCTGATTTACCAGTAAATCCTTTTGTATTTGAGGTTTTAAATGCTGCTTCTAAGATGAGAAGTAAAGCATTAAAAGTAGAAGTTCTTCAAAAATATTCTCATCCATCATTAAAAGCAGTTTTTATATGGAACTTTGATGAGACTGTTATTTCTTTATTACCACCTGGCGAAGTTCCTTATGCCAATAATTTAGAAGATGAAACAGCTACAGGGACTCTATCTGAAAAGATTGAGGATGCTGTTAGTAAGATGGGTGAACTTAGAACTACCTCTTTAGGGTCTCAGGATCAAGGTAAGGCAAGTATTAGAAAAGAATTTCAGAAGTTTTATAACTTTATAAAGGGTGGTAATGATGGATTAAGTGGTATTCGTAGAGAGACCATGTTCATTAATATTCTTACTGGATTACACCCATTAGAAGCAGAGATTTTAATTCTGATAAAAGATAAAAAACTGACTGATAAGTATAAAATTACAAAGGAGATTGTATCAGAAGCATATCCAGACATTACTTGGGGTGGTAGATCATGACTGAAGAAGTAGCAACAAAAGAACAAAAGAAACTAGAACCTAAACCAGAACCTAAATTTGAACCTTGGACTAAGGAAGAGAAAGAAAGTTCTAAAGACAAATATTGCTGTGAGATTTTAGTTTCTAATGGTACTTTAGAAGATGTTAATTCTACACAAGTACCTACTGATGCATTTGTTGTCAAGTATATTGTTGATGATAAAACTATTTTAGACTTAACTAGAGGATCAAAGACTAAGATCTTTGATATGTATTGGGATAAGTTTAAGGGTGGATTGAAAGATATCCAATATGGTAATGGAAATATCTCACCTAAGATGTGGGGTTATCAGTCACCTACCAGAAAGAAAAAGAGGAAGTAAATGTGTCTTGTTTTGAATTATTTTCAACCAAGATATGGGTAAAAAAATTAGATATAGATATTCCATCTTTACTTAATACTTTGAGTCATCCAGAGGGAGGACACTTGGAAGGTTTTACTCACTTTGTACATGATGGTCTATCTAAAGCAATAAAAGATAATATACCTACATATGAAGATATAGAATTACCTGAAACTTATCTTCAATATTGGGCTAACTATAATTTACCAGGTGATTATAATCGTAAGCACCATCATAGTGATACTATTTTTCTTCTTTCTGGTGTTGTTTATCTTAAGGTCCCACCAAATTCTGGACGTATTTCATTTCATGATCCTAGAGGATCAGTAGTGGAATCAATTGCCGATTATAAGTATTATGGATATGAACCCGAAGTTTTTATAGATCCAGAACCTGGTATGGTAGTATATTTTCCTTCATGGTTAGAGCATGAAGTTGAAAAGAATGAAAGTGATGAGGACAGGGTATCAATAGCATTTAATATTATAAGTAAAGATGAGTTGGATAGATATAGAAACATGGAAAATTGGTGTGAACAGAATGCTATTGCTACAAGGTACAATGGAAACACAGAATACTATACTGCAGGTTAATTATGCACAGTTTTGATTTGTTCCCAACTAAGTTGTGGATGGGTAAATTAGATCTTGACATCTCATTAGTTTTAGATGAATTAGTAGAGTGGACTGAGAATGGAGGAGCAGTTATTCATGATAATAAATCTATGAGTGCTAAGGGTGATGATTTTCATTGTGATGCTTTAACTAAAGCAATAAAGGATAATATACCTCAACGTGAAGGTTTAGGATTACCTGAAACATATATTCATTATTGGGTTAATTTCAATTTACCAGGTGCTTTTAATTATAGACATCATCATAGTGATACTACAGTACTCTTATCAGGTGCTTGTTATCTTAAGGTCCCACCAAATTCTGGACGTATTATATTTCATGACCCCAGAGGAACTGCTATAAGTTCATTAGCAGATGCTAGGTATAATGGGACTGAAACTACAATTAGTATAAATCCAGAACCAGGTATGATAGTTTATTTTCCTTGTTGGTTAGAACATGAGGTTGAAAAAAATGAATCTGATCATGAAAGAGTATCCATAGCATTCAATGTTTACAGTAAGTATGAGTGGGACAGGTATAAGTCACAGCAAGAATACATTATAGGGAAGTTTAGTTAGTAGAAATTATGAATTGTTTTGATTTGTTTCCAACTAAGTTGTGGATGGGTAAATTGGATCTTGATATTCCAAAGGTAATGGATAATTTGGATGATTTATCCAATTATGATGAATTATCTCAATCTATAATGGGTAATATGCCCAATCCTAATGGTATAGATGTATTACCTGAAACATATATTCATTATTGGGTTAATTTTAATCGACCAGGTGATTCTAATCCTAGACATGATCATACTGATCATGTTATACTTTATTCTGGTGTTTATTATCTTAAGGTTCCACCAAACTCTGGACGCATTTTATTTTCAGATCCTAGAGGTCTTACAATAAATTCGATGGCAGATGCTAGGTATTATGGATATGAACCTGACATTAGTATAGATCCAGAACCTGGTATGGTAGTCTATTTTCCTTCATGGTTGGAACATGAGGTTGAAAAAAATGAGGGTAATAGTGAAAGAGTTTCGATAGCATTTAATATTGTTAGTGCTTGTGAGATTGAAAGATATAAAGCAATGGATTCTAAGTTTAAGATGAGAGCAATAAATGTAACAGGAACTGAATCTAGTGCTGGTGCTAACGATTATAAGGAATTTTTCTCTACCTGACCAAAATCGAACTTTTTTTCCCATATATCCCGACAAAAAATCGGGGTAATTTTTTGCTCTGTAGGGTCGATGTAGTAAAACGACATATTACTTGACTAAATAGTTCAAATGTGTTAGTATTAACACAACGTTCATCTCCCGTATTGGAGACGCAAGTAAGCCGACTCGGAACGGATCGTTCATCTCATGAACATTTTATTCGCTGCTGTTACATCAACTGCATTTACAGGTCTTTTGACTTGTGAACAAGCGAATGGTATTATCGAAAAGATAAAACCATCTTTTGACCATAGATCTGAGATTGTGCAAATGATCAAAGATTCTAGTGAAGAATGTGATTGGGACGCAAAAGCCGACTAAAGGAACGGATTAAAAACCCTACTACTTTGGAGTAAAGCCAATGGCAAAAGTCACTTACCGTGGAAACGAGTACGATACAGAAGAGTATCGTTCAATGCTCATAGCAGAGCATAACAAAAACAGAAACTTCGATCTAATGTATCGTGGTGTTAAAGTTTCAAAGAAACTTACTGCTGTTTAGTTCCACAGAGCAAAACGATTAAGAAGGGGTTGTACCCCTTCTTTTTTTATGCTATAATATATTCAAATTAATTTAATTATGGCAAGTAGAGGAAAACGATTAATTAAGTTGTTGGAGGGATTAGTTTCTCAGGAACATCTTTATACAGATGAAGAATTGAAGTCTATGAAAAGCCAAATAAGGGTACTTAAAGAAGAACTTGCTATTATTGACAATAAGTTATCAAAGGGATTTAAATGAACGTTAAATTTGTTAGTATCACACCCGATGCTGAGAAGATGATGGCGTATATCGCTAGGGTATCAAATCCTTCAAATCAGCAAAATGAGAATTATTCGGGGTTATTAAAGTATTGTATTAAACATAACCATTGGAGTGTATTTGAACAATCCTCGATGACTTTGGAGATCGAGACGACGAGGGGAT